TTTGATATTGCCGAAACGCCCGACCGCAAGCGCCTCATCAATGCTGAGCCTCGAAAGGATCACAGAGCAATCGTTGAAGGCTGAGTAGGCTGCGTCAAAAACTTCAGCGCCTGCACAAGAGAGCGAAATGTCTGTCACATCGAAGGACTCACCATCAGCGCCGGTAATCATGTAGCCGCCGGCTGCAGTGGTAGTTAGAGACGTGGCGAAAACCGAACTGCCGCGAATCGAAGTATTTGCACCCATCTGGAAGCGATTGGCGCCAAGATCGACATTGTTTGAAACAAGGTAAACCGTGTCGTTGCCCAGTGTGATCACATCGCCAACGGGCTCAGGGAAGTCGGCAAGGCTGTTGACCACAACGGTATTTGTGGCGATTGGGGCTTCGTTGTAGCTGATCTGGATCACATCGCCGCCGCCGGTCACTTGGATTGACCCAAGGCCGCGAATTGAGCGAATAAGCGGCTGTGTGGCAGCATCGGCCAGCACCTGCACCCCGGCGCTGTTGCCGGTCAAAAACCTGTGCTTCAGCTCGATGCCGTTTGACGGACTCACGTCAGCGAAAATGCCGGGGCCGGCTTCGATGGTGCGAATGGCATTCACTGCGCCCTGCTTATCCAGCACGGCAACGCCGGAAGGATCGCCAGCCTGAACCAGCGACCCGGTGACGCCAAGCGCAGCCAGAAAATCCGTTGTCGTGATCTTCTTGTTTTGACCTGCTTGTACCAGGGTGATCAAGTCCGATGCCGTCAGCGTCTGCGTGCCGACAAACTGACTGATTTTCGAGTCTGCCATTTCAATTCTCCAAAATAATTGAGCCGCCGGACTCTTTTTCAATTTTGTCAGCGATTCCTGGGTAGAAATGATCGCTCAAGCAGTCTTCGTTTCCGGAGCCGAGCGGCAATTCGGACGCATAATCCGAAGCAACGATGGTGACGCCCAGTTTGTGCATGGTCTCCAGCCCCTTGCGAGCCTTCAGCACCAGCGCTGGATTCGGAGACTGGCCGAATGTTGGGCACATCATCATGGCGACATTTGCCACCATGCCCATGATCGCGCCTGGGTGGACAGTGATTGTGTCGCCGAGGTCTGAAACTTCGGTGTAGCCGAGATCAACGCCAGAGGCTGCCAGATCGGACATGTAGGCGTTCATCGTGAAGATGGTGTCTTGCACTTCGTCAGCGGCCAAGTCGCTCTCAGACGCCCTGACATTGATCTCATTGAGTATCTGTTTGACGACCTGAGCGGCTGTTGTCATGGCTGCGCCTTCTTGCTGCGTTTTGGCTTGGACGGTTCGGTGTCGGCGTCTGCTTTCACCCACCCAAGTTTAGCTGCGTGGGCGATGTTGGCCGGCGAGTCATTGACAACAACAATCGCCCCGCTTGGCTTTCGATATTTCGTCAGATTTGGCATGTCTGCTCCTTGAAAAAAACCCCGCCGAAGCGGGGCCAGAGGCTGCGTTAAATCATGGAGCCACGCCGAAGCCTTTACCCGCGAAGAACGGGTTAAAGGTGACGAACGCCGGCAGCAAGTCAAAACGCACTTTCTGGGTGTTCGCGTCACCGTCAGCATAGCGGCTGACACGGATGCTGAAGCCGTCTTGAGTGGTTGCCAGCGTGTCAGTGCTGTACAGCTTTGGCAGCTTGACGGTGGCCAATCCGAACGCCTGTTTGTGGTAGAACAGGTTGGATTGAATGGTTGCGCCAGCGGTGCCGAGCACGGTCACAACATCGCCGATGCCCAACCGCACATCAATGGTGTTGTACTGGCCGCCGCTCTCACTGATCGCAGGGCCGGCAACATAAACAGTGGTCTCACCGCCTACGTCAACGGCGGCATCAGCGGTGACAGTTGCACGCCACTTGATCGGGAGTCCGTTTGCACCGATTGCAACATTGCGGGTGGCGATATTGAGGCGGTGCTTGTCAGTCACTTCAATAACGCTGCCGGCTTTGATAACAGTCGAAGGCGTCAAGCCAGCAAGAGACAACGGCTGAATGAAGGTGTCCTTCATCGAAACATAGGTTGACACAGGATCACCGGCGATTGAGCCGGCACGATCAACCAGCGTGGCATCATCGGTGAAGCTGTGGAGTGCGTTGGAAGTGATCGCACGCAGGCCGCCGAAGTTGCGGCTGATTTGTGCCTTTTCCCATGCAGTATCGACCAACTGATTTGAGCCGGACGCCAAGCCGTTTTGCGCATCAGCCAAATTGGTCGTGGCAAACGGATTCATGACGTAGAACCGTTCCATATCGGTAGGAACACCAGTCGCCTGCATCAGAGCGCCAGCACCAGCAACGTCAGACCATTTGGAAACGCCTGTACCCACATCGCCGTAGCAGAGGCCGGCATTGGCATCCATATAAGCCGCCAGCGAAGTTTCAAGATCGGTAATGATGCGGGTGGCCATCGGCGCCAAGATTTGATCCAGCTGATCAGTCTTCAGCGCTTCTTCGATGTTTTCCCACTCGGTCGCGACAGTGATGTAATCCTGCACGGTCGCAACGGCTTGGCCGCTGATGATGCTGGATTTTGCAGAACTTGAAATATCACCGCCGGGAGTGCGGATCGAGTTGTAATCGTGCGGACGCTTAACAGCGACTTCGCCGCCAGTGCGGGGAGTGAATTTGCCGTCAATCAGCTGAGTGTCAACGGTCTTGCACAGGACTTTGGATGCCTCGAATTTCTCAAGGAAAACGCGGGCAAGTTCTTTGGTTGTGTTGCTTGTCAGATTATTGGCCATGTGTGGCTACTCCATAACTGAGCAGCCACGGGATTGCGGCTGCTATTATTCGAACGTTGCGCCCGGCACGCCGCGCTGTCTTGCGGGCGATCCACCCTTCAAAACATCGGCCGGCGGTGGCGCGTTGCTTGTTTTCGGCTTTAAGCCTGCAGCCTTGGCGCGTATGTCGGAATAGATGCCTGAAAAGGTCATCAGATTGCCGCCATTGAGTTTTGCAATTGCGTTCGGATTCGCTGCCAGGTATTTGGTAACAAGTGCGCCCTCCGGATCGTCAAGAATCGCCATCGCGATGTCTTCACGCAGTCCATAAGACGCAACAATGTGCCCCGCCACCTGCAACTCCTCCGGACGAATGCCCAAACTCTTCGCCCGTTGAGAGTAACCCTCTGCCTTCTGCGCCAATGCTTGATTACGCGCTTGGGCCTCGGCTTGCTCCCGCTGCTGTTGCTGGTTCAGATAGTGCTGCTGTTGCTGCTCGTATGCGATCGCCTTGCGAACTTGATCATCGCGCTGACGGATCGCGGCCTTGTATGCTTCATCGCTGTCATAGTCCCAATAGTTCGGGACGTCTGGCACGACTGGAGCACCCTGCTTCGGCTGTTCATACTCCGCCAGCTTGCGGCGGTATTGTTCAGCTTCGCGCCGGGCTTCGCGCTCACGATAGGCACGCTCGGCAATTATTTTCTGAGCGGCAAGCGGCAGACTCTCTTCGCTGCTGCTTTCTTCCCCTGCCGGACTTGGGGTTTCCTCGGCATTAACCGTTCCATCTTCGCTGGTTTCAATTTCGGCAGCGGGTGATTCTACGGCATCAGCATCAAGCTGTTCGTCAGTCATGGTATCTCCGGAGAGTAAAAATCATCGGGTTGAGCAGGCCCGTTCTGCTGTTGCAATTATATACAACAGATGCAAAAAAATTACAAAGCCGCGCTCAGGTTTTCGGATTGCTCTTGATAGGCGTTGATCGTGGACGGCGTGAGGACCGCATCCACCCCCATTGATTGCTTGATCAGGTTCAGTGTCTCGGCCATCGTTTTCTGCATCGTGATCACAGCCTGCTGCGTCTCGCGCATTTCTTTCTGATTTGCCAGCGTGATCTGTTGCGCCATCGCCTGCAGCTTGAGATCAAATTCTTTCTGCTTCTGCGCCGCTGAGATCATTTCAACCTGCCCCTGCTGCTGCAGTTTCGCCGCATCAAACTGGCCTTTCTGCTGCATTTCCATTGCTCTGATCTGGAGCTCTGCCTGTTTGTTGTTGGCATTCGATTGCAGCGCCTGCGCCTTCAGGATCTCGGCCTGAGCCAAGAGCATTGCCGGGTCAGTCTGCGTCTTGCTCTGGGCGTCAGCTTGGGCGGCTTGCTTCTCTTCGTCCGTCATCTGCGATGCCGGAATGATACCGGCCTTGAGCAGGGTTGCACGCTTGCGCTCTGCAATCACATCAAGACCGGGTGCGCCCGTGTTCTTCAACAGCACATCAGAGCCTTCTTGGACGATTGAAGGATCGACTTGCGCCATTTCGAGGATCGCAGACACGCTTTCTTGCTGGCGACTGCCAAAGGATTTGCCGGCCGAACAGGTCACGTCATAGCGGCCTTTGCTCACATCGTTGAGTATGACCGGCTCGCCAGTCTGCTGGTCGGCGATCACGTTGTTGAGCGTCACCATTTCAAACGATCCATCCTCGGCAAGGATTCTGATCTGCCGGCGAGAGTCGTAGACCTTCGGGATTGCTGCCACCAAGATTTTTGCTGTGTGGCAAATGGCGACTTCGAGCGATTGGAAATAATCAATCGTCCCCGCGTCCCCGCGCTCCTGCAATTGCTCAATCGCAACGCCGGATTGCAGTGCTGGATTCTCGCCCATGTTCGCAGCAAACAGACCGGATGCCTGCGTAATGGCCACGGTCGTGATCTCGGCAAGACTGGCCAGCGCCGGATTCGGCAAGGCTCCACCGTCACGATATGGCTGAGGTTGACCGTCCACATGGTTGTAAAGCGCCACCGGGTCATTGTTGGTGTTCATCGTGGCCAGCTTGCCGGTGTGTCCGGCAGCCTGCTCTGGCGTCATCCAGACCTTTGGTTTCGGCGATAGAGCCACGTCCCCAACGTAGCGGCTCATGACGTAGTTATGGACACGCTGCGCGTCCAACAGCTTCTCAATTACGCCGTGGTAAATAATCTTGTTATCAACCACATTGAAGTTTGCGTAGGCCGGAACGAGCGGGATCCACTCGAACACGGTCTCTTGCTCTTCATCCAGCCAGCCGCTTGCATCGTAGTGGCGCAGATAGACAGACTGTGCCGGACGTGTGCGCCGTGATTTCTCAGTGACGCCCAAGGCCGCCAGCTCATCGGCCACCATCGCAAAGCCTTCGTCTTCAACGTAGACCGCGCCATTGCTCATCTGTACCAGCGTTTTTGTGGTCTCTTTGACGTAGTAATACTCGCCAACGATCACTTGATCTGGCTTGTTGTAATACGTTGAGAACTGCTTGCCCTGACCGACCGATACGCCAGAGCCATCCGGATATTTCGACTCATAGGCACGCTTGGACATGGCTGTCAGCTTGTGTGCCCACTTCGCATCAGAGCGATCTGGAGACTGACTGTTGGTATCGAAAAACACAGAGTCCCAAAAATTTGGGATGTACTCGATGGCAAGCTCCTGATCAAAGGAATCACCGTCAGCCCATTTCTGCACGACCATCCAGCCGTCAATTCCAGCCGCAACCATGTTTCGACCTGCGCGGCTGTAGATTGTCGAGGCACTTGATGTTGTTTCGATGTTGCGAATGATGCCGTCAAACAGCTTCGCAGTCTCTTTGCTCGCCTCGCCGCCCGATGGCCGAACCTTGATGTCAAAATCAGCCTTTTTGATCGCCCCGGCAATCTGATTGACGATCGGATTGCACTTATCGAACGTGTAGCGCGGCTGGCCGCTGCGGCTGTTCCAGACTGACGCTTCCCACTGTCCGTCACGTTTGTTCAGGAAAGCATGCGCCTCCCGGCAGGCCTCGCGGTTGTCTTTGTCTGCGTCTTGCGCCTCTTCAAGCAATGCCAGGCATTCAGAGTGATTGCTGTAATCCATGTCACCATCCTTCAAATTCAATATCGACCGTAGCGGCTTTGGTCCTCGGGTGATACCAGCTCATCATCAAGGCATCGCTCATGTTCGGCGATGGTAGCTCATACGGCTTCTTCGCCATCTCCTGCTTGCTCATGATCTGGATTTTGCCGCTTGAGTTGTACTTGCG